GTTAATTGGCATGTGACTATAGAATATATCGTTGCCGTAATTCGCCTCTGCAGGTGTATCTAACAATACATATACTAACTTTGCTTTCTTTATACCAGTCAAGTGCATGTATACTTGTAATTGTGCTTCGTAGTCTTTATTGATTGGTGAAGTAATAGAGTCTAAGAATGTAACGTAATCCCATGAACATTTAGTATCGATTACAAATTCATCTGTGATAACATCGGGTGTACCGTTGAAATGCTCATCGTTAAAATGTACTATATTCTTTTCAAGTATACCTAATCCAAAACGTTCTGCACAAATGTCGATAGCTTCATCTTCGCACATATTACCTTTACGGAAGTATTTGGAATCTATCTCGTCACGTACTCCAGACTTTTGTTCTGCATACCATTTCTTTAAGTAAGTAATCATTGACGCACCTAACTTTAAATCGTCTTTGCCGTTTGTTAAAAGCAAGCCTGATTGACTTGCTCTATGTCTGTATATCTTATTTTCCATTTTCTAATAATTTTTGTACCGCTTCAGATACGTTATACTTTGTTTTCACTTGTTCAATTGTATAGTTACCACCTTGTAATGCTTTCTTAACTGCATCGAAATTTGGCGTGTTAGGCTCTAAGTTAGGAAGTACTTTGAATCCCTTAACACGAATACCTCCAACTACTTTGCCCATCATTCTAATTGTCTCGTCATGGTATAGTTCAATCTTAGTTCCAATCCAGTTGCCTATGTTTCTAGAATCTGTCAAAGATAATCCTTTTTCTAGTACCAAGTTATTCGCTATCATTTTACGATTAGAACTATTAACCACCATCGGCATTACGTCTTCTTCAAACTCTAGGAAGTATCCATCTGTTTTGTTTCCTGAAACGTCTATACCTCTCGTAAAGTACGCATCTTTGATTGTAAGTACGCACTTACCTTTTTCTGCTGTAATTATTGCAATGTCAACACCCGCCAAATGCGTATGCTTTCTGTGTTTCATGCAATCGATATTATGCTCTTTCATTGTCTTTATTTTTTAAGATTATTTCTATTAGTTCTGGCTCGCTAAATTCCCACATTAAGTATTGTAGGATGTCCATTGCTAGGGTAACTTGTCCTGGTTTTGTTCTTACATCTTCATTTAAAATGTAACCTAGTCTTTTAATTTGCTTTAGGTTAATTTCGTGTTTCTCACTTAAATCTGCTACTATCTTCATAATCTAATTAATTTTAAAACGTTTAACTTCTCTTGGATAATACCTGTTACACTTGGATATTTATCTAACATATTCGTGTACATAATTTCCATTTCCTGGATGGTCAGTATTAACTCATCGTACTTTTTTGCTTTTTCTTCAGTTGTCATAATGTATGTGCTTTTAAAAGTTCTATTACTAATTTTTGTCCTTTAACAAAATCACTATCTACATTCATTCCATTAATAACTTTATCGAATGAATTAATTAATCTTTCTAGGCTTTCTAGTTTTGTTTTGTCGTTTACTAATTCGCATTCTCCTGTAGCATAATTAGTCTTAAACTTTGCTTTTAAATAGGGACTTGGGTAACTCATAATTCAAATATTAAATTGTTTTAAAAATGCCGTCTGTTCCGTGCTGCCAACTCTGTACGTATACTGTGAGATTTTTATTTTAAATTTTTGTAGTTTTTTTAAAGTTGAAATGACTATCTGCCACTTTATTATTGTTTGTGTAACATGTAACATTAACACACTCAACACCATTTTTTTGTTTATCTTCTTCTATTGTAGCGATTGTAAAAATAAATCCTTGTTTTTTAAATGAATCTCCTACTTTTAAATCTTTAGCCGTTCTCATAATTTCTAGTTTTTTGTTTGTTTGTTTCTACAAATATAATGCTTTTATTATAATACAATCACATTTCTGTAATTATTTTTTGAAATTCTTTTAAGTCTCGGATAAGGTAGTATTTGAATCCTTGCTTAACTAATTCGCTTTCAACGTATTCCTGTAGTTTTGATTGCTTACCAATAGCTGTTTTAAATTCAACAAAAAATGTTTTACCATCCTTAAAGAAGGGAGATTTATACTCTCCCTTGTTCTTTTGCTTTTGCTAAACATTTCACACAACAGCTAACCTCGCCAGCTTCCTCGTATAATTTTTTAAATACTCCAGTTTTTGTTATGTAATTCCATCTACCACCTCTTTGAAATTCATTTAAACCGCATTCAGTTTTAGTTAATATTACTTTCCCTGCTATAATTTGTTTTGCTATATGTGTTTTTGTAATTGCCATAATTTCTAGTTTTTTGTTTGTTTGTTTCTACAAATATAACTATTTTATTATAATACAATCACATTTCTATAATTATTTTTTGAAATTCTTTTAAGTCTCGGATAAGATAGTATTTGAATCCTTGCTTAACTAATTCACTTTCAACATATTGTTGCAGTTTTGATTGCTTACCAATAGCTGTTTTAAATTCAACAAAAAATGTTTTGCCATCCTTAAAAAACGTTGCATCAGGGAATCCATTCACATTACATCGTATAACTTTAAGCACAAACCACCCATTCTTTTTAGCGTGGTTTATGCAACTTGCTTGTATCTTACTTTCCGAAGTCATTTTTAAATACGTTTAATGTGTAGTTCTTTTTACTCATTACAGCTTTATATATCTTATCTTCTATTCCATTCTTAGCAAAGAACCAATATACATTATTTTCTAGTCGGTCCATTGTAGTTAAACGATCTCTCGACTGCCAATAAGATACAGCACTAAAATCAATATTCATATACACCAATGAAGATGCACGACTAAGGTTGACTCCTTCACGACCTGATACAATTTGATAAGCTATCGACTTGGTTGTTGTATTGAACTCTTCTAGGTCTGTTGTTAGTGTATCACCAAATATAAACTCCAATGCGTCTAATTCAGCTTTAAACTTATAGAATATTGCAATCTGTCTAGTCTTAAACATTGTATAAATACGAATAGCTTTTGAGTAATCTAGCACAGCAGTATTCCCAGACTCAAACTTAATAGTTCCTGAATATAATTGATGCAATTTACTCATCAATTTAACCGATGTGTCTCCGAGTATTACTTCTTGCTTACCTTGTACGATTAAGTCTTTCTCTAATCGCTTAATCAGTGCGTATGTTGAATCTTTCATTTCAACGTATATAATTTTCTCGTTGATTGTTGAACTGAATCCAGCTTCTTTTTGTGTGTATGTTATCATATAAGGTTTAATTACTGCTTCTATTAGTTCTTTCTTTGCATCTTTATAGTCTTTAATCATTCCATAACCTAAATGCTTTGTAGTTACGTTTACAAAAGTAGATGCCCATTTGTAAAAAGATGGGTATTGATGAAATGGTGTGTGCTTACTTATCCAAAACTGATGGTATATTTGAGAATACGACTCTGGATGCGGTGTACCACTTAAGAATATAAGTGGCAAATGTGAGTATCGTTGTTTAAATTCTTTTGCTCCTTTACTTGGTTTAGGGAATGATCCGTATTTATGGTTTTCATCGCTTATAATAACATCAAATTGTCCAACTATCTTATGTATTGACTCTGTATTAATAACTGCTAAATCAAAAGAAAACGGCATACTTGCATAATCTGACTCTATAGATGATATAGCTTTCTTTTTAGTAACGAATAAGACCGACTTAGCACCATACAACTCACATACATTTAAAGCGGTCAGAGTTTTGCCAAGACGAACTTCCATCGCTAGATACACTATCTTTTTATCCCTTAAAATATTAACAGCTTTTTGGGATAAATCTAGTTGGTAGTCCCGCAATTCTTTTTTCATACTTTTTAATTAAATAGTTTAAATGTCTTTTAACGTGTTCTAGGTCTTTTAGTACGTAATTTAGTTTCCCTATCGTTTCCAATCTCTCAGGGTATTTATCAACAATCTCATTCATAGATTGATTTACTTTATCAATTTCCGCATCTATTATTATATTGCTTAGCTTTCCATCCATTCTTTTGCTTCTATTTTAGTGTCGTACATAATTATATCCTTTTTAATTAAAGAAAGTGCTATGATTGAATTTTCTAAACTAGATATTAAATCCGTTCTAGTTGGATGTACTTTCTTTATCCAATCAATTGATTCACTATATTTTCTAGATATACTTTCAATCTTTTTAATTGCTATAATGCTGTCTATTGTCATAATCCTTGTAATTGTGGTGAATCCCAAATGTCCTTTTGT